CACTTACTCTATCATAGTAATCATAGTGAGTGTCTGGTTCCCAAGGACCTCTATCATTAGCATATCTTATCTCTTCTCCATTTGGCTTTACTTGAGTAATAGTACCGGTAAAGTATACTGAATTAAGATATGCTGAATATCCTCTCATATCGTAACCAAACATATTGAGATTATCAAGATTACCAAATTGCATTGCAATATTCTTAGCCTTCTAATCCCAAGTATTCTAGTTTACTAAGTAACGTGTATAAGTACGAGTTGAGTAACAAGATGTTTGGCGATCTACATTAGTTTTATTACCATATGCAACAAAGTTCATTTGAGCACATGGGTGAAACGTCATATTCCAATAATCATCTACTGGCCTAAGCTTGTAACCAAATTTCTTATTTTGTGCATCTAGTATGTTAGTAACTTCAAAGTAAACAGTATAGAAACCCGCAAACTTTCTATTACCTCTACCATCATCTTCATCGTGTTCAGCATTTTCATCTGTCTTCTCTGAATGATATATACCCATACATAAGTCACCCATTGATACAGCCCCGTATTCTCCTTCTTCTAGTTTCAGTGTAATAACACCTGAATATTCATCTGTTTGTTCTACACTTTCTATTACACCTGCACCAGGAGCATTCCATTTATCACCTAATTGAATTTCTACACGGTTATATCTCAATTCAGGTACTTCAAGGAATCTACGCAAAGTAAGACTATCAAATTCAGCATGACCAAACTTATCTATTTTACCACCAAATCCTGTAAGACCTGATGCAAAACCTTCTTGACCAAATATTGCTGATTCTTTAAACCACACTTCATAAGCAGTAGAATCAGGTTTAATCTTACTTAAGAATACGTCATCATATATCTCTGTGTTCAGGTTCTTATTGGTCCACTTCTATAGTTCACTATCCCATGCTAATGCGTTGTCATTACGTAAATTATTAATAGATACATCTTGTAAATCAACTAATTTACCAAGTAAGCCAGTAACTACCTTATTAGCGGCAATATTTGACCATCTTTTACCGTCATACTAAAGTAAGTCTAATTTAGCAGCATCTACTATATTAGTATCCTTCATCTACTCAATACGATTCTATAGATTAATTTGAGTTTGTAGACTGCCTATATTATTACGTAATTCTTCTATATCAGATGTATTAGCTGATATATTCTCATTAGACTTATCTAAGTCTGTATCTTTAGCATACTATATTAGACTATCTGATATAGTCTTAATAGATGTGGTATTTTTCTGTACTTGTTCTTCTAATGGAGTCATTTTTCACAAATTAAAAGTTCGTCATAGAATGTTTTTATACCTAAATCTACTCCTAAACTTTGTTCTAGCAGTATTGCTTTATCATCAGTTTCTGAAGTATCCTTCCACATTTCATCCAAAGGATGTACTAACTTGCTTATCAATGCTCTAAGACAATCTATTTGTTCATCTGTAAACTTTAAATCACTTTCTAATAGACGAGCAATATGATTAGCACAAACCCATTTACGTATACAAGGTATACCTTGATTAGAGTTGTACTTAACTTTTAAGTTATACTCTTTACCTATTCTATATATATCATCTATTAGCATAATGAACAAACTCCGTTTCTACAAGTTTTATTACAAGCAAAGCAATCGTGGTTATTGTAGAATGTAGTTTTAGTATCTAAACATATATTTAGCATTCTAGCTATATCTGTATAATACTGTACTGCATCGTCTATTAAGTTATTATTGATAGCGTAACTTAACAGATCTTGTTTCAATAAAAACAATATCATTCTATCTATTTGCTGATCATCTAAACAAGTACTACAGTTCTTACATAGTAATTCTACTTCTTTATAATATATATCAGCTTGATTGAAAAAGAATTGACTTGAATTATCTATAGTAGCAATAAACGCACTCATACACATATTTTCTAATTTATTAGAATCTATTACTATAGATAATCTCTATTCGTCAATCTTTACATCAGAGCTATAGTCTGTACCTAATACTAATAATTTATATGAATGCTTATCAGGATTTACTGAACTCCTGTTAGAATAGTTATTCAGTGTGTCTATATATAAATACAAATTTGAATCTACTGAATCAGGTATCTTTGTATCTAATTCTACTACTATGTTGTGTTTTACTATTGTTATACCAGTTATCTTCATATTAATACTTTTAAATAAAAAAAGGCTACAGGGCTATTTAGCCCCATAGCCCTTTGTCAGCACACTGAAATTATATCTTATTATTTTACTTCTGCACCAGCAATAAAGGATTGAATACCTTTATCAATGATAGAACCTACCATGCTAGGACAGTAAACTTCAGTCGTAAGAGGAGTAGTCTTAATGTATTGGTTATCATTACTCAAATACTTGTTATCGTTTTCGATAATAGCATAATCGTATTGAGTACCTTCAACTACCTTACGTGCCTGTTCTACTTCAGGATAAGCTCCAGTGAATACGTGGCCCTTGTAACCCATATTACGTACTTCAGCATCACGTACCTGTTTCCAATAACCTTTACCCGGATTACCAGCAGTCTTAGCAATAGTAGCACCAGCTACAGCTTTCGGCTGATTTGCAAGCAAAGCACCAGGAATAGTCTCATACAAAGAAGCTTCCATACATACAACGCTATATTCATTCAGTGAATAAACACCTTCGTTATCATCCTTAGGCATAGCATTCAGAGTGATAACTGCAGCACTAGCAGAAGCCTGTACACGACGGTTCTTGTGAGCATTAATCTTCTTTACGATAGCGGAAGCCAAGTCAGAAGCAGTTGCAGTTTCAGCATATACTTCATAAGAATGAGTAAACTGCCAAGCAGCTTCATACAGGTCTTTATAAACGATACGCAATACATAACGGTTACCAGCTAAGATAGTAGCATCTGTCAGAGTAATTATGATCTTTTCTTCAACCGGTTCAATGTGAGCACCGATAACTGCAGACGGCTTAGAATCTTTCTGAATTTCATTAGAGAAATCAATATTAGCTTTCTGAGCTACAGAGCCATCAGGCATAGTAACGTTGATTTTAGGGCCAGCTAC